TGTCACCGGTGTTGTTGGTGCGAACGCAGATTGAGCGCCAAGCCTATTGATCGCCCTGACCTGTATTTGATAAGTCTCACCTGTATCAACATTCGGAATCTCAAAGAATTCATTGCGCGTGACAAGAGTCTGTTGAGTTTCTCCAACGATTCCAAACTTGACCTCAAACTGAGATGCGAATGCGTCATTGTTTGTCCAGGTTGCGGTCAGCGTGGGACGCGCTGTGTTGTCTGCCTGAACCACCGATCCCTGATTCAGCGCCACATTGGTTGGCGCTATCACCGATCCTGGCGCTGCGAGCGTGGTCGCTTGTCCCGCCACAAAGTCAATCTCGTCGCCTGTCGTCCAGTCGTAGACAGCGGGAGCAGTCTCAATGACCTGTAGCTCGACTCCAAGCGCACCGGAATCGTCAGCTGCCAGTCTCAAATTGATGATCTCGAATACCTTGCTCGACCAACCGAAGCGCGTGTTGTTGATCATCACTGTGTCGCCTGCCTTCAAACGAAGCGCTGATAGGTTGCACGGTATCGTTGCGGTGATCTGCTGACGCGTCCTGAGCAGGCTGAGTTTCGCGATACGCTCTGCTCGAATTGGGTTCGTTGTATACGGAAGATCAACGTCCAAATAAATTTCATCGCCGTCTTCGGCTTGATATGTAGAGGACACAATCGCCGGATAGTCAGTCAAAACATAGTTGTCATCCTCAGATGAGAATATGCCTTTGACTGCATTAAATAGCTCGCGACGTGATTTCTTGGTCTGGATAGACATCGAGCCCGTCACTACCGATTCATCAAGCGTGATCGTCGGCGTCTTGTATGCTGACGCAAACATGAAGAACTCACCGCCAGAGTAAACAAGCGATCCTGCGCAGCTGGTCAACATCCCCTCAAGATTATCCTTCGGCGTTGATGCTGTATCGACCACCCCATCCAACGTGTATCGATCCTGGAATCCCGATGTGGTAGCAACAGACTCTTCGCACAAATTGGCTGCCGAATTAAAAGATGCATCGTTGATCTCGTCTGTTGATACACCGAGGCCATAGGTGTCGTCAAGCAAGAAGTCACGAACACAGAGTGCAGGATTTGATGAAAACGCCGTGGTGCTAGATCGCGGGTCAAATACTTTCTTGCCGCGCACAACCGCCGTGATATTTGGGATGCCGTTCGAGAAACGGTCCTGGTTATATTCCAATCGTGCATAAATATATGCAACGCCACGTAGTCTGTGATCTGCCGTCCAATGCGCCGACTCCGATACAAGGTCTGAGTCAGCCGTTTGCGCATCCTCGCCTTCGTGAAAGTTTAGTCGCGCGTAATCATCCCAGTCGTCTTGATATGTGCCGCCATCCCAAACTAACGCATCATCAAAATAGACCTCTTCAAACGCATCAATTTCATGACCCGCTATCGCAATCACCAGGTGCAAGTATTTGTTGTCGCTCCCAGTGGACTCAAGATAAACGATTGTCCCGCCAACGCGAGTGCGTCCGTAGACCACCTTGCGCGAAGCGACAGGCTCGCGCGCTGTGACTGTGTTATCGCGTCTCTGAGGTTTTGGCGGCTTTGGAGCCAGCGCCTTTGCGACTAGTCCCAGCGCAAGATTCTGTACGAATAACGCACCAAACGCTCCGCCTAGTGCTGCGCCGACTCCCGCCGATACTGCTGCCCCGATAACTACTGGCGGCATCGCACGCTCCAAACTGTTTCGACCATTGAGATTGGCACGGTTTCGATTCCCATCAATCCAGTTGTCACGACATCTTCACCCATCACAATGCCAATTGCTTTCTCTTTGCCGATGTAGGCGACGTCACCGCGCGCAGCATATGCTGGCGATTTTTTCTCAAGACCATAACCTTGATACACCACATCATATCCGCCTTTAGATTCAAGCAGTGCATATGCCTCTTCTTCGTTTCGATATTTGCCGTGCCAATCTGCAATCGTTTCTGTCTTGCACATTGCATCAATGCACTGAAGCGACAAAAGTGAGCAGTCGTGCTTGCCCCACCTGAAGCGCTTGCTTCTTGCTTTTTCGATGGTTTCCGCAAGCCTGCGCTCCCACCCTTCTTGTCTTACACACGTCCCCATACGATTTCCTTGTCTTGGATTGTCGAGACGAATTCAAATCCTTTATCGTTTGGATATTCAATCTTTTGATCTTCTGAAGTGAATCGGCGCTCTCGTGGACGCTCAAAATCAATCAATCTGTTTTCGACGCTTACCTCAATTGATGCGGTATCACCTGCCTCCGAAATCGTCATGATATCCATCCGACCCTTGAAGACGACAACCGGCGACGCAATGACTGCGCCAGAATCGTCGAATGCTCCTAGGTAAACTGATAGTTGTCGACCCTGATAATCCTCTTGTAACGCGATAGACAGTAACTCTGAAGGGATGCCACTCAGCGTGACCTTTGTTCCAACCGCGCGCATTTCAACAGATTCCTCCATTGCATCAACGCGCAACAGCTGACCAGTACCCGTCCAAGTCTTACTGTCCCAAGTAAGGTCGCCTATGCCAGACCAGATCAATACATCAGATGAATCAAACTCGGCTTCAACCAAGATGATCGGGCGCACCAGTGTTGCCGTGGTGACGTCCTGCATGTCATTCGATAAGGAGCGCGTCATAGCGCCTCCACGCAAGGAATAGTAAATCCGTGCAGTGATGCCTGATCTACAGACCAACCGATGTCATTTGAAGATAATCGCCAGACGCCTTTTGGAAACGTCAAATCAAGCGCCGTGTTGTTCGCGTATGTTTTGCGCAGTGGCGGCTCAACATCGAGCGTCGCCTGCCCTAATCCATCAAAGGTCGCATCCTGGACGATTTGATGAATGTGCGCATCAGCACCCGAACCAAGTTGGAAATAATCGCCGGCCTTTAGTGTTTGCCCAGAAGACGCACCATCAACATTGATTGAAGTGGATCGCACGACAGCCTGACCTTGGAGCAATGCAGTTGTCGCTGTGCCTTGTGGCGCATCGTGCAAAGGATTGCCCATAATGAATGTGCCACTCATGCCGCGTAGACTGAGAATAAACGCTTCCCACTGGCGTGCTTCAACGTATGTCAGCGGAGGCAGCGTAATATCCATCTCCCATCGCGCACCGTCGTATTGATAGACCTGTTGCTGTAGCGTAAGCGGCGACTCAGTCATGCCAACAGCACGGACCAATCGCATCGTCATAGACTGGAAGTTGTGATTTGGTATGTCTACTGGATATGTAATCGACATCAAACACCTACCAATGCTTTAGAGTATCCGCCGCCACGTTGCCGTGCATCTGCAACAGCCGACTTAGCCGCGTTCGTGATCTGCGGTAACAAGTTTCGGGTCCGCGCTCACCCACCAGGTATCGCTTCCCTGCCGTCACCGGTCCGCCAGCTGCTTTTGCTCCGCCGAACAAACTTCCGAGTGATGGAAGCGCTTTTTGAATTTCTCCAAACAGAGGCTTGGTGATGCTCTGTTGAATCTGCATCTTGATCAAATCGCGCACGATTGATGACGCCATATCTTTGAATGCTGCGCTAGCGCTCTTCGTGCCCATAATCATATCAGTCAGCGCGTCAGTCGTTGCGTCAAATGCTTTCTTCACGCCCTTGTCGAACTGATCCTGAAGGCTTGTACCTTGATCTTTTAGCTTTTCAAATGACTCATTGAGCATGTCAATTTTGCTCATCGCCCCGTCGCCTGATTCCCCTGTGCCGTCCAGAGCTACATTTAGATCACGGGTCGCGAATGCAAGCGAATCAACAAAGTCAGCTGCGCGATCAAATGATGATGCAAGACCTTCAAAATCGGTCTTGCTCGTTCTAGTCATGCCTGTCAAATCTTCAAAGAAATTCAGCATGTCTTCAAACTTGTTAATCACCGACTGAATCGTGCGTACAAATGTCGCCATTCCTTCGATAATCTCTGAGACTGCTCTCAGAATAAAATTGGCTGCTTGCTTTCCAAACGCCTCAACTGATCCGCCAAGCGCCTCAAAAGTAACCAGTAAATTGTCTCGAATTACCTCTGCCAATTTTTCCAGTGCCGGCGCGAGCGCTGCGACTGTCTGACTAAGAACGCCTTGGAATAATCCAGTTAGTTTTGCAATCGCGTCATTGGCTTTTTGAACGCCATTCGCGGCGTCCTGACTCATCACCAGACCAAGGGTTCGCGCATCAGCAAAGAGCGCACGCATGCCATCCGAGCCTTCATTCAGCAGCTGGACAACTGCAGCGCCTTCGGAGTCAAACAGCTTAAACGCTAGGCGTAGCTTTTCGCTTTCGTTTTGAACATTCGAGAATGCATCCGCCAAGATCAACATGCGTTGATCAAGTGGAATCTTTGTTAGCTCCGCGGCATTAAGCCCAAGATCAGCCATTGCGCCGCGTGCTTCACCAGTGCCTTTGGCGACCTCGGCTGTACGACGCACAAAGCGCTGCAGTGCCATATTGAGTGTGCGAGTTTCGACGCCTGCGATCTTGCCTGCGAACTGCAACTTGCTCAGTGCTTCAGTTGTGGTCCCGATCCTGTCGGCTGTCTTCGCCAAGCGATCCGTTGCTTCCAAGGATTGCTTGATCGCAAAGCCAACTCCGGCTGCACCGAATGCACCGACCATCGCAGTCTTGAAAGAAAAGATCGCGCGACGGACGCCGCGCAATGACATATTGAGAGACTTGAACGCCGACTTG